GGTCTTGCTTTGATTCCTAGGATAGGTCAATGGAAAGGTAATCCACGTGTCACAATAGCGGCTCCGTGTGGTAATATTGAGTCAGTTGGTCAGCTTACATATTCAGATAATCAGTATCGTGAATACACAGCTGAACTTTATAAGACTGTTATTCCAGAGCTTGTTTCAGGGGACTGTGGCTCTTTGCTTCTCGTGAAGGAAGATGGACAATCTCGGATTGCGGGTATATACGTTGCTGGAAGTGAGAATGGTAAACATACTTACTTTCAGCCGGTTACCCGTGGTTTGATTGAGTCCATGACTTCCGATGTGAAGTGTCATGGTTTTGATTCCTATCCACCTGTTGTTGACAAGGAAGAAGAGTGTTCTCACTCAACTAAGATTGTTAATGATTGTGTTTCGATAGGAATTTATGAGCATTGGGATAAACCTGGTGTTATGTCTATTCCTCCATCTGAAATTCGCCCATCTCCTATTCAGCTTGAAAATGCAACACTTTTTGACCATCCGGTTACAACGAAACCGGCTGTTTTAAATAAGGTTGCATTGCAAAAGGCTGTTAATAAGAAGTGGTGTGAACCAGGCTACTTTGATCCTGCGTTTCTGGATGTTGCTATTGATTGGGTCAAGCAAGACCTGGCTGCACACATTAATACGTGTTTTCAGCTTGGTATTCAAGACTCAATTGATGGTGAAACCAATGCGTATGGTCAAGCTAGTCGTATGGCGATGGACACTTCACCAGGCTTGCCGTGGTCCTGGCAAAAACCTTCGGGTTCTGCTGGGAAGACGGCTTATTTCGACTTCGTGGATGGACATTATGTGCCCAAACAAGAAGTCGTTGATGCGGTGCAAGAAATTTGCGATGCGCGAGATTTGGGGTTAATAAAACCGGCTTTATTTCGGGGCACATTGAAAGATGAGCGCCGTGATATTGAACGAGTGTTGGAAGCTAAAACCCGCATCTTTACAGCTGGACCGATGGAGAAAGTTATAGCAGATCGTATGTTATTTCTTACCTTTATCAAACAGTTTAAGGATGCGCGTTTGAAGTTACAACATGCGTATGGTATTAACCCCGAGGGATTAGAGTGGAATGAGATGATTCATCAGCATATTAACATGGGTAGTCACCATTTTGGTTTTGACTACTCAGGTTTTGATGCTTCTGAGTCACTTGTTCTGCTTGATTCTGTTTCGAAGTGCATTGCAAGTTGCTATTATCCCTATGATGCGCGGCGTATTGAGTGTTCTGGCATTGAAAGTTTTAATCACTTTGTTGTGATTGACGGGGTTGTCTATAAATACCATCAAGGTAATCCATCAGGTTGTACAATGACAACAATTTACAATACTATTGCGAATTGGTTGCTCTTGTATTATGCATGGATTAAACTTGCTGGTGAAAATGGACGTCCCGTGACACGAGACTTTTATCGTCAAAACTGCATTGCGCACGCTTATGGTGATGATTTTATTTGCACTGT